CCTGTACTACAACCCATCATTCCCTGGTGGCCTGACAAAGAACCTGCCTGCAGCTCCAACCCCTCATGTGGTTGTGGCGGCGGTGGTCAATGCGGCCACTGCAGGCTCTGGCTCTGTTTTTGTCAGAGTACAGGCCGAACCTTTGATCGGGCAACTTTCCGATGTGTACGCTCCAGCGCCTGCCACTGGCGACGTGCTGGTTTACGATGGCGTCCAACAACGATGGGAAAGTGGCCCCGTCACTCCAGACGTCTTGCCTGCCTTCGTCAAATCTAACTTGGTGCTCACATGGCTTTCGATGTAATCACACCCACCAAACTTGGCCAGGCCGCCATCACCACTGGCGTGACCACTCTCTACACCGTCCCGGCAAGCACGCGCACGCTGCTCAAGGAGTTCAGCATCGCCAACACCACAGGCGCGGCCATCAACGTGCGAGTGTTCCTGGTGCCTTCGGCTGGCGCTGCTGGCACTGGTAACGCTTTCCTGTATGACGTCCCAGTCCCTGCAAACAACACCCTGCAGTACAACGGCTTGCAGGTCATGAACGCAGGCGAAACCATCCAGGTGCAGGCTGCGTCCGCAGGCCTGACAATCACAGCAAGCGGCGCACAGGCCGTCTAAGGAGAAACCATGTCAGTCATCGCAAAACCCCTTATTGGCTCCAAGCAGATGGAGGCGGCGCAGACCACGCAATACACCGCCACCAACTGCACGGCCATCATCGACAAATTCACCGCAACCAACACCAGTGCTGCCAATGCCTTGATCAGCGTGCACCTGGTGAGCAGCGGAGGCGCAGCAGGCCCGACCAATCTGATCGTGGACAGCCGCGCCATTGCCCCGGACGAGACCTACACCTTCCCAGAACTGGTTGGCCAAGTACTGGCCGCTGGCGGATTCATCTCGACCACTGGCACAGCCACTGCACTGACCATCCGAGCCTCTGGCCGCGAAATCACTTAAGGAGAACACCATGGAAATGCCAAAAATCATGATGGCTGGATTCACTGGTCTGCCAGAGTCCGAGCCGTTCATCACGGCTGCCGAGAACAAAAAGAACACCCAGGTGGTAATCGATGACTGGATGCTCGGCCCAGAAAACCCGTCCAACGAGCCTGGTGCCAACAAACCCTACTGGATGAAGCTGGCCAAGGCCATGCAGACGGACGAGAAAGAGGCCCGTCGTCGTCGCTGCTCAAACTGTGAGTATTACGACAACAGCACCATGATGCAGGCCAATATGGAGCGCATCCCACAAAACGAGTGGGATACCGACGCTGGCTATCGTGGCTACTGCCACAAATTCGAGTTCATCTGCCACGACATGCGTTCCTGCCAGGCTTGGGAAGAGCGCGAGTTCGAGTTCGATTGACAGGCGATGCAAATGTGGGAAAATACAGGTGCTGAGCCTATCGAGCCGCCAGCAGCTCATCGCCACTTGGAGGGTAGAGCATGACTGGTACAGATAGCCTCAGACAGAACCTGCAACAGGTTCTGATGCTGCCTGCACCGGCCATTGAGTGGCTGATGATGCTTTGGAACGCGATCCAGGTCTTTGACGACGTGGCAGACGGCGATCCAATCGAGCGCAGCGATCTGAATGCCGCCATCTGGAATACCCTGGTGGCGATGAATCAAAACACCTTCTTCCTGCAGAATTCCCCTGTCCTGGTGCCATGCGTGGCATCCATGATCTTGAAGTGGCAAGCATCCGACCGCGTCGAGCGTGCCGGGCTTGCCGATGCACGCTCCTATATGTGGCGTGCTGGGTACTATGACGTGGTCTTGATGGCCATGCAGCTTTGCCATGGCGCGAAGTTTGCCAATGAAAACGCCCACTTGGTCATGGAGCTGTATGGCGAGACATTTGAAGAATACATGAAGGAGTTTGGCCATGCCTGATCCAATTACCGGCTTAATCGTCGGCGGCACACAGCTCGTCGGCGGCCTGATGCAAGCCGATGCAGCAGGTGAAGCTGCTGGCGTCCAAGCAGCAGCCAGCGAGGCTGGCATCGCAGAACAACGTCGCCAATTCGACATGGTGCGTGAGCTGCTGAAACCCTACGTCGAGGCCGGTGCTCCGGCGCTTGCAGCGCAACAGGCCATGCTTGGCCTGTCCACACCAGAAGCCGAGGCTGCCCAGATTGCAGCCGCTGAACGCTCCCCGACATTTCAGGCCATGCTTCGCACTGGCGAGGAAGCCTTGCTGCAGCGTGCATCGGCCACTGGTGGCCTGCGTGGCGGAAACGTCCAGGCTGCCCTGGCTCAATTCCGGCCGCAACTGCTGGCGCAGGAGCTCGAGCAGCGATACAGCCGCCTTGGTGGCCTGACTTCACTTGGCCAGCAATCCGCTGCCGGTGTCGGCACGGCTGGCATGGAAACCGGATCTGCCATTGCACGACTGCAGGCCGAACGTGGCGCGGCTTTGGCTGGTGGTGAACTTGGAGAGGCCAAGGCTTTCAGCGGAATTTTGAATCTGCCAGCTCAAGTCCTTGGCATGCAATATGGCGCTGGTGGAAAAATGGGCCAGCCAGGATTGAGCAACATATTCAGTGACCGCAGGCTCAAGAAAAACATTAAGCAAATCGGCACAAGACCCGACGGATTGAACGTTTACGAGTTTGATTACATTTGGGGAGGTGACCGTCAAGTCGGTTTGATGGCCCAAGAAGTGCAGGGTGTTTACCCTGGTGCTGTTTCCGAGTCCGGTGGCTACCTGATGGTCGACTACAGCAAAGTCTGAGGACAAAAACATGCCAGCACCATACGACTATTCGATCAATGTCCAAAGCCCATTTGAAGCTGCCCTTGGTGGCCTCAAGTTAGGCGCGACCATCGCAGACATTCGCACGCAGCAGGAAGCTGCCGCGAAGGCTGCCGAACGCCAGAACATGCTCACTCAGGGCATGCAGGCGCTGATCAACAACCCGAACCCGACCGCACGCGACTTCACCAATATCGCCATGCTGCTGCCTGAAAAAGAGGCAGCCAGCATGCGTGCCAACTGGGACACGCTGAACAAAGACCAGCAGGACAACGAGCTGCGCTTCAGCGGCCAGGTCATGTCGGCATTCAGCTCCGGCGCACCGCAGATCGGCGTGAGCCTGCTCCGCCAGAAGGCCGATGCAGAGCGCAACTCTGGCCGCGAAGATCGCGCCAAGGCCTACGAGACTTATGCACAGCTGGCCGAGACCAACCCCGGCGCTGCACAGAAGACCATCGGCATCATGCTGGCTGGTGTTCCTGGTGGCGACAAGGTGCTGGAATCCTCGATCAAGGCACTCAAGGCCCCGGCCGAGATTCGCACTGGCGAGGCTGGCGCGACCGAGAAAGAGCTGATCACGGCCAACACGCCGACCCGCCTGGCATTGGAAAACGCCAACACAGGCGCACAGATTCGCAACATCGACAGTCAGATCGCAGACCGTTCTGGCCGCTTGGCGCTCGACCGCGACAAGCTGCAGACCGACGTCGAGATGAAGCTGTTTGAACTTGGCCAAGCTGGCACCAAGCTGGACAACGACGCACGCAAGATCGTTAACGACGCCACCATCGCAGCCGTCGGCAGCGAACAGGCTGCAGGCCGAATGCTTGACCTGGCTGGCCGAGTCGAATCCGCGCAAGGCGGCAAGGGCGCATTTACCAGGGCCAACGAGTGGTTTGCAAGTGCAACCGGCCGCCAGGACGAGTGGACGCAGATGCGCCAGGAATACACCCGCCTGCGCAACACCCAGGCGATCAAGATGCTGCCGCCTGGCCCAGCCACCGACAAGGACATCCAGCTGGCGCTTAAGGGTTTTCCCGAAGAGACTGCCAACGCGCAGACCATCGGCTCATTCTTGCGTGGCATGGCCAAACTGCAGCAGTTTGAGGCGGCTGCAAAATCTGCCGAGGCTGAGTGGGTCAATTCGACCGGCTCCCTTGGCCGCGCCAAGACCGACATCAACATCGGCGGCATCCAGGTGCCTGCTGGCACGACCTTCGTGGACTTCATGCGCCAGTACGGCGAGCAACGCGCACAGGGATTGGCTGCACAGCAGGCCAACGTGGTCACCGGCCAGCGTGGCTACATGCGCTGGGCCAACCCGCAAACTGGCCAAGTTCCTGCACCCGGCACCATGGGCAGCGGCACTTTCCAAGTCCCTGGCCAATAAGGACAACAGATGGCGACACAAGCCCCAAACAGCTACAAAGACCCGTTCTGGTCTGACTTGGCGTCCAGCACCGAACAGAAGCTCGGCCTGCCGTCTGGTTTGCTCAAGTCGGTGCTGCTTTATGGCGAGCGCAGCAATGCCGACCAGGTGTCCGATGCCAATGCCAAGACGCCATTCCAGATCATCCCGGCCACTCGCAAGGCTGTGCTGGACAAGTACGGCGTGGACGCCTACCTGAGCCCACAGAACGCGGCCGAGGCTGCTGGCCTGCTGCTCAAGGAATCCCTGCAGCGCAACAAGGGCGACATTAAGCTGGCCGCTGCCGAGTATCACGGCGGCACAGACCCGAAAAACTGGGGGCCTCGCACGAAGTCCTACATCGAGCGCGTGACCGCCGGTGTCGGTCAAGAGCAAAAAGCCACACTCCCCGGAGGTGGTGAAAGCACGTTTCAGCGCGTCATGTCTGCCAGAGGTGGCGCTGATGCTGCTATGGCCCCTGGCTCGATCCAAAACATCTTCAACGCCTACAGCTCCGGTCAGATGACGCCTGAAGAGGCGGCAGAGTTCGAGGCCGACGTCCAGTCCGGCGCGATCATGCTGCCCCGTGGCGCTGCCCTGCGTGGCCAACAGCCTGCGCCAGCCCAAGGCACAAAGCCAAGCACACAAGTCGCTGAGCTGCCGCCTGCTGTGGTCGAGGCCTACAACACCGGCCGCATGACCCGTCAGGAAATGATGGACTTGGAGGCCGACGTTAAGAACGGCATGGTGCGT